TAGGCGCATAACCTCGAGCCTTATCGCGTATCGGGATCATGATGCCCTTGATCTCTTTATTCATCTCTTTAAGTAGCTCGGGATCTATTTTACGGATCGCGCGTAGAGTCTCTTTAACGCCGTCTAGCTTTACCGACATTTTTAGACTCCTCCGCTTGCTCGTTTAATACCTTTACTAACATCTTAAACATCTCGGCATCTAAGTCGAGTATCGCTTGAGGCGCGACCCCTAACCGTACTGATAGTTGCGCTACCAAATAGGTTAGAGTGCCGCGCCCTAGCTTAAAGGCTCGTCGTCTAGTACCTCGACCTTTTTAAGAGTATCTAAAAACTCGGCTCCAAACATCGGTACGGTTTCGCCGGATGTACGTAAGCACTCCCACGCTAACCAATATACGTCGCTCTGTTTCTCGTCATCTCTAAAAGCTTTGTGAAAGCCTTTTTTTGCGTATAACTCAAAGGCGTACTCAATTCGCGGCGAGATTTGATGCTCGCTTACCTCGCCGGTAGCCCTTGTTATTTTGAGTCGTGCCATTTTTTGCCCCTTTGTTAGTTTGTTATGGTGCGGTAGTAATTACGATTGGTGAGTTACACGTAAACGTGATGCTCTGAGTACCGATATCTCCGACCGCGCCGTTAATATCTGTAGTGTTATTAACGAGGATAGTCGTAGCATATTGAGGGTTAGTAGCTGAGGTAGTCGCGCTAGTTTGCTTTAGCGTGATTGGTACGGTCGTACCCCACGCCGCTTGCAGCGTAGCGTTTACGTTTGCCGCTGCGGTATCGCTCAAAAAGTCTAAAGAGATCGTGCTTGTCTCTAGGCCTTTCGTAAATTTTCTAGATGAGTCGCCCATCGCGGTAACTTCGAGCTCCTCAAATACGCGGTTAATTGTCGCGCTTGTAACATGGTCGGAGAGTGCGATCGAGTTAAGGGTTACGACCACTCCGTTTGATAGAAATACGGCCATTTGCCTATTCCTCGCTTTTCTCTATAGTAGGTGTGTTTGTTTTTGTTTGTTTTTTTGGTGCTTCGGTGATTTGCCCTATCTTAATAAGAAAGGCGATATCTTCATCGGTTAGGCTCATGCTTAACTCCACTCGGTTAGGATTGAGATTGTAATATCTGTAGTTAGTAGATCGCCGCTTTGCACCGTTAAAACACTCGGAGCACTTACCGCGCCGATATTCATAACGATTGGCGATGCAGCTAACTTTTGGAATACGGCGCAAACCATCGACTCGATGCCTTGTAGGTTGCCTTGATTATCGTACATAGGCACATTACAAATAATTCTAAACGATGCCATCGGCGAGATATTGGCGTAGTCGTTATTAGTCGGTGTTATGTATGGATCTGCCGGCGACACAATTACGCTATTAGCCGTAATAGTTGCAGGCGGATACGCGTAGGTATTCCATACGTTAGCGTTAGCAAGGGCCGCAGCTAGTGAGGCTCTTAAAGTAGTAATAGGTGCCGGCATTATCCGACCATCGCATTAGGGTTTGTATATCCGGCGATTAATCCGCGGATTTTACCGATCATTGAGTTACCCATACGGTAAGGGCTAGGGCTAAAACCATCGATAGATACGCCGCCGGTTTGTGATACTTGGCGAGCTTGCCAGATATCGACGGCCAAGATCATCGCGGCCTCGCGTACGGCCGGAGTAGTCGCGTAACTGTTTGTCTTTGTGTCTGCGCCTATGGCTTGGCCATAAGGTAATACGCGCTGGAAATTGACGTTAGCGGCGGTCTTGGCAAACTGGATAAAGCTATAGCCGTTAGGCCAATTAAAATAAGTGTTATTCCACACGATAGACGGTAGCTGCGAGGATGTACCAGCTGACCAAGGGATCGTACCGGTGATCGTGTAAGTGCCGTTAAAGGTTGAGCCGCATCCACTCAAGGTTACGCTCTGACCTGTAGTAAATATTGCAGGGTTAGAGATCATTACGGTAGCTACGTTATTTTGTAGTGTCGTGCCTACTACCGGCGCTGAGGCAAACCATAAAAACTGATTGAGTAAATCTTGAGCCGTTTGGCATACCGTCTCTACGGTATCCGAGGAGTATAGGTTTTCGATGCCAAGGTTAGCGCGTAGCTCGGCCTCGGTGACGTATGTAGCTGGCACTTATTTACTCCCATCTTAAAAGAGGCCGGTAGGGCTCAAAGGGCTAAGAGCCCTACCGACTATTAGGTTTTTTTGCTTACGGTAGCTTTGCAAACTTAACGATACCGTTAGGCATCTTTGCAATAGTTGCCATAAAGCCGTAGATCGCTACCTGTACTTGTAGGTTTGATACTACGTTTACGCTCATATAAGCCTGTGGGCTACGGTAAACCGTGAACGCCTCAGGGGCCAAGATGATCGCTGAGTTATCATCGACTGTTGTCTCTGTAAAGTTCTTGTCTACGTATAGATCAAGGCCTAGTACGTTACCGCGAATAGAGCGAGGCCCTACCTGTCCGGCTGCGTTCATAGGTTGGATAGCGTTATAAATTGGTCGCTTTGTAGTATCGGTTGCGCCCATTAGTAAATTCCATTGTGCAGCGTTTCCGATGTAGTTTTGTGCGAAGTAACCTGTATTTTTGTATACGGCTGCTGCAGCTTGTGAAGTGTAAGCGATAATTCCATCGCTATCGCCTGTAGTAGCTGATGCACTTGTACCAGCTGCTAGTAGAGCATTTACTACCGCTGTATCAATAGTAGTCAAGTAAGAATTTTCGAGCTGCTGTGTAAGCTCAGCATAAAAATTTGGATCTGACCTCTCGAGGAGCTCAATCGAGATCGTGCCCATACCCGAGTACTTGGATACATTTCCAACCAGATAGCTAGTTTGCATATCAGTATTTGATACTGCGCCGTTTTCTGCCTCTACTGTAACAGTAGGAGCTACACCTGTACCGCCGCCTGCAGCTGTAACGAGTGATGGTACGTTAATTGTCATACCGCTAGCAGGTAGTACACCTTGAGAGCAAGCATCAATAGCAGGAGTTCCAAAACGAGTGTTAGTTACAAACTCTTGTAGGTACTGTGTTGGATTAAATGCAGGGTTTCCAGCAAAATCATCTGCAGCAGTTACGTAGAGCTTTGACTCATCGCTACCTAGTGCAGCTTTGATTTTATGCTCTGTGTATGTTGCCATAGATGTAATTGGTGTACGTAGTCTCTGAGAGTCTAGTACGGATGGACGGATGATCTTTCGAGCGGCTTCGACCTTTTCAGCCTCTGCCGGTGCATCTACCGAAGTTTCCTCCGGTGTATTTTCAGGGGCTGTAGTCACGGCCGCCTCGCTTTCTGTTTCTGTTTCAGTTTCGACCTCTACGATCGTCGTAGAGATAGTTGTAGTTTTTTCTTTTGTACTTGTAGCTGCCTCAAGCGCTGCTCGAGCCGCTGCAATATCAGTTACGGATGCGCTAGAAAAGGCTGCACTCTCGACGAGACTAACCTCTTTGAGGACCGCAGCCGTTACTAACAGGTAGTCCCCCATAGGCTTAGAGGCCGTTACATCGACCCCTACGGATAAGCCGGATACTAGGTTTTCCTGAGCGAGTACGAGCGCATCTTGTCCTCGAGTGCTACTCGAAAGCTTAAACGATCCGTATACGCCCTCTGTTGAGTCGCTAAAACTAATAGCGCGACCTACGGGCTTATCCTGTTGGTGTTGCATAAGTAATTTAATATTTGAGGCCTCAGCAATAGCGATGCTGCCACGCTCAAACATGACAGGGCCTGCACTTGTAAAACCGATCTCGCCATATGGTGCAACGAGTCCGGATACGATCCGGCGCTCTGTATCTGCGGCTTGTATCTCTTGGCTAAACGTTAGTAGCACTTGTATCTCCTAGCGGTGTTAGTTGCTCCATTTGTCGGGCTTGCTCTACATCAATTAATTGTAGGTTTAACATTTTCTCGATGATGTCTAAACGATCTTTAGCATCTACTCTTAAAAACGTATCATCTACCGCGAAACGCACTTGGTTAGATGAGTTTGTGATGTCGTTCATCGATAGACGATCCTCAATAGCTGAGATGTAAGGCTGCAGCGAATAAGCTACAAACTCTTTACGACCGTCTAAAATATTTTGGTATGTCATTGAGTTATTCATGTCGCTAGAGATCATGTACGCCGGTACGTTCATCGCGCGCGCAATTTCCGTGCTGAGATATTGTGAGCTCTCGTTATATGTCATGTCCTTAGGTGAAAATGACGTAGGTACATACTCGAGAGTGCTCGTTAAATATGCGGTGCTGCGATTTTGTCTAGCACTCTTAAACGCCGCTAATAAACCTTGTATCTGAGTCTCCGGTAAATCTGCACCGTTATTTTTTAGGATACCTGTAGGCATAGGTGTAGCTGCACTTACCGCGCTTGCTTTTTGGATGTCATAAGCTGCGCGGATAGTAGTGCTTGCCGTTTGTAATACACCAGGTAGCAACGATTGGAAAGTAACGAGAGATCCAATACCGGCCATAGGTACAAGATTGCCATCTACGAAATAATCTTTAACCTCTGTACCGTATTGATTAGTCGTAAAGGTAACGCGGTTATTAGCGACCCACTCAAAACCGGACGGTCTGCCATCATCTGCGTACAAAGATGTAACGCGCCAATATGCGACCGAGTAAAAAATCAAACTATCGACGGTAGCCGAAATAGTAAGGCTACGAGGTTGGCGAATATCAGGTTGCTCTAACCAAACCGGAGAGCCTAATTTTTCGCCTGTTGATTTTTTGTAAAGTGATAAATCGATCGATGCAATTACGCCGGCAATTAAATTGCGGCATCGTGCAACGCTTGCTACTTGTAAAGCAAAGTTACGATCGATACCAATACCGTTATATCCGTAAGCGCTATTAGTATTAAATGATCCATAGCCGTAAGTAGTATCCATTACGGCGGGTGCATACTGAGCCTCTACACGAGGTTTATCAGAGCTCTTAAGCCCTAGCGTTTGGAGTAATCCCATAGGAGACATTTTCTCAAAATGTCAAGGATAAAACCGATTAATCGCGGCGTGTCTTAGATGTAAACCTTAGCCTCGCCCATAGGTTGATTTAGGACGTGGACGATCATCGATAGCCCAATAGCTATATCGATCGGCCCGGCGGACTTACGCCGTACTAATCTCCAACTCGCATCTGACTCTTTAGCCGCGCAATTTTGCATATGTGCGACGAGCTCATCCTGCCCGGAGTGTACAAGCTTTTTATTCGATAGTGCTTGGTGTAAGTCCCCTGCCGCTTGGTAGGATTTTTGCCCTGAGATGTCTGTTATATGTATGCCGTTTATTTCGAGGCGTTTGCTAATTGAGGCCGTCGTGTATTTGTCATAGCAAACGGTCCGAGGGTAAAACTGTTTAGCCCAATAGGCAATACGATTAGCCATATAAAGCTCATCGATAGATACGTCTGAGTGAAAGACCTCGAGCACCGCTACGCCGATACGGCCATCCTCGAGTAATTGGCCCATCACGAGCGACCCGTTGCGCCTCGACGGTGCCACGTCAAAGCCAAACACGGTAAGCGGTCCGGGTACAAGCTTAAGAGATTTATCGCCGGCCTCCTCGACAGATAAATGAGGCCAAGGTGAGGCCGTACTCGAAATCCATTGGCAAAGAAGCTCGGTTTTTGTAGTTTCGATCGATTGAGTAGCCACCGCCTCAGCTAGTGCCTCGAGTGTGACCGTATAACCGAGGGCCGGGTTTGCCATGGCCCACGCTTTAGGATCATCGATCCGCGCGAATTGCTCGGCGCTATATTCATAGTAACCAAGCGAGGCCGGCGGACTCTCGAGGCAGCGTTGTCTCAGAGAATTCAGCACGGTACTAAAAGCATCTCCACTATTGCTAGTTAATAGTGTTTGAGCGTTTGGTCTAGCTCTAGTCGTAGGGGTTGCAGCTTGATACCCCTCCTCGGATATCTCACGTAATTCATCGATATAAAGGAACGAGGCGGACCTGCCGCGAGCGCCGTCTCTAGTAGCCGCTACTACGTCGAGGCGATGACCATTTTTAAGCTCGATCGACTCCGTACCGTTAGCGTACCGGATCTGCCGTACTTGCTGAGAGAGCTTCGAGTTACTCTCGATAGCGTAGGCCACTTGCCTAAAGGTGTCTAAGGCCATCGATCTATTCGAGCTCATAATAAGCACGTTAGGGCTATCGAATAAAAACATATGCGCGAGCATCATCATCCGCGCGAGGTGAGTCTTACCCTGTTGCCTAGCTACGAGGACGAGGTTAGTTTTACGAATAAACATATTTTCGTCAGATACGCACGTCATGTCATCGATTACAAAACGTTGCCATGGTAAAAGCGGTACGCCGATCGAGTCTGCAAGATCCGATACCTCTTGGCCTCTGTTTTTAGTATTGAGATACGGGCTATGTAAACGAGGCTCAGTAGCCCCATATAGCGGAGTAGTCATCCGGTGAGTATCCCTATCAATTCTGCTCGGGTTGGCCCGTACACGGACCGGCTAGGACCGTTGAGGTAGTGATCGGGGAGATATTGCTTGG